TGGTACTCGTCGATATCGTGATCGCCAAAGTCCCACCCGCCCGGCCACTGATTGCCATCCGGAATAATCTGGAAAGCACCGTTGTCCTTGAGCCAGACAGTCGGCACCGGCGCGCGATACTGCCAGCGATGGTCGAACCACGGCCAGGACGACCAGCCATCGGCCCCGTCGACCGCGGCGATTAACCGCTTGAACACCGCAGCATGTGACGCGAAAAAGTCGTTCGCGATGAACTTGGGCGCGCCGAAGCTGTACAGCGCGCCGATCCGTTCAGCCGGCATGAACGCAGGAGCCGTTTGAACGGAGACCGCGCCGAGCGAATGGCCAGTAAGCTGAAACACCGAAGCGGCCGGTGCCGTCGAAGCAGCCCACGCAAACACTCGATCCATGCCTTCGGCAGCGCCTTGCGTGACCGTCCCATCGTTGACCTTGACTGGCTCTAGCGCAACGTCGCGCAGAACGTCTCCCAACTGCAGATTGCTCGCACGCGTTCCACTGATCGAGAGCCACGTTTGGCCGTGCGAGTCGACGGACAGACACGCCTGATGAGAGGCGTCGGCGTACTGACCGATCCACGTATCGCCAAGTTTCTCGAACGCGGCCTGGCAGTCGACGTCCTTCTCGATGTACGAAGCGTTCGCACGTCGGCAGGCCGCTGCGAGTGCTTGCCAGTCCATCATGACTCGATCTCCGGAAGATCGACCGTGCGGCCGGCAAGTTTGTGAGTGCAATCGCCGAGGAACTGGATACGCCCATCCGTTACGAACGAATGGCAGACGTCGTGCACGTCGTACGGGTTTTCCTCGTGTGTCGGGTAGCGACCGTGCTCCTCGTGGAAAGCCTTGGATCGTGCGCGCCCCGCCTCGCTCATGTGGTCATAGGTAACGAGGATCGACGGCGTGAATGTGGGCCGCTCCGTGCTGCCATTCCATTGCCATACGGGATGCGCCGAGCCGCCGACATTGACCTGATGCATCATGTCGCAGCCGGGGCACTCGAACATCATCGTGCGCGCGCCATCAGTGCGATGAAGTTCTTCGAGCTTCATCACTGCACCGCGGAAGCAGCAGCCGGCGCCGCGGCGGCAGGAGTGGCCCCCGCCTGCTGCTGGGCAATGAGCGTCAGCACCTGCGACAAAACCGGCTGCGCTGCCATGAGGCCGATCAGGATCGCCGGCTGGTTCGGGATGGCCGGGACCGATGCGACGAGCGTGATGAGCGCCGGGAACAGCGTCGCATTCAGCGTTTGCAGATCGGATGCATCAATCTCGCCGTTTGCCGAACACACTGCCGTATTGACAGTCAGGATCTGGGCGACGAGTGCCTGTTGCGTCGAGTTCAGCAGCGCTGCGGCAGCCGGCTGCGTGAGCAACTTGAGCTGGGCATTCACCGAAGGACAGAAGTCAGCAATCAGTTGCTGCGGCGGGATGATGAGATGCGGCTGCGTGGCCGTGGTCGAGCAGCCGGCGAATGCGATGGACGCGACGAGGCCAGCCGCGATGAGCAGCTTCTTCATGGGTGAGTACCTTCGGGATGGGTTAGAACTTCCAGCGAGCACGGACAGACATGGAGATGCCTCTCAGGTCCGAACGCTTGACGGTGAGCGAGTAGCGAGAGGTGGGAGTTGGCTCAACGTAGACAGCCGCGCAGCAATCGGCCGTCATGGTGTTGAGATTGACTACGGGCAGGACTTGAACTGATGTACAGCTGCACAACGTGAAGCAAAGCAGGGCTGCGCGGATCACGACTGCGGCGGTTGCGGTACGGCCGAAGTCGATTTGCCGAAGGTAACCGGCAGGCTCAGCACGCCATGCCAGCCCGTGATGAGGCCGATCATGCCAAATGCCGCGTCACGCAACATCGGATCGTCGATCTTGAGAAAATCGCAGACGGCCAGAAACACAAACAGCAGCCCGACAGACATGGGCTTGATAAGGTCTTTCATGCGGATGCTCCAACGGGAAAGCCGCCCGGAGGCGGCTTGAGGTGGGGTGAATATCGCTGATACGGATAAGCGGGGAATAGCCGACTACGGGATAATCGGGCGCGCTATGCGTCGAGAGACGACAGCCCGTGGGCCTTGATGATCGAGATGATTTTGTTCGCGTAGGCAGGATCGGTTGCATAGCCGGCAGCCTGCACCGCCTTCGCGAAGTTGATCCCGCACGCGTATGCGAACGCTGGCCGGTAGCGCGGGTTATCGGTCAGGAACTTCGCGTGATCCTGAATGCTCGACAGCCAGTCCGGGTAGGCGCGGAACACAGCAGTCGTCGTGATCGTCTTCCCGTTCACGACTTCGCGCGTGACCAGCCTTCGCGCTGCACCCGTCCAGTCTGGCGTCGCCTTGATACCGAACAAGTTGTTTCCGGGAGTGTGAGCGCCCCAGCCAGATTCAAGCGCGGCCTGCGCAATGGTGAAGCTGGCCGGGATCGAGGTTTCCGAGCAGCACGTCTTCGCCGCCGGCGTGATCGCGCAGATGAATTGATCGGGCGTCATCGGTCAGCCTTCTTGTCCAGGAGATCCCGAACACCGTCGATCTTCGTGAATAACATCTTGATCGACTCGTTCAGGTCCGAAATTGCCTTGCTCAGCTCAGTCGTCGTTGCGTACTTTTCGGCGACGTGGAGTTTGTAGGCTGCAAGGTCGCGCTCAAGTCCACTTATGCGCCCATGCATGGAGCGGAAAACCCACCAGACAACCGTGGCAGTTGCGGTCGTCACTGCGCCGCCGATGTAGAGGACTGTGCTGTCCATCCGATCCCCGAAATAAAAAAGCCGCCCGATGGCGGCTGATCTGTCTTGCCCATTCTGGGCGTCACATCAAATTTCTTGACTGCGTACCCTTTGGGTACTATTCTAGGAGTTGCTGAGCAGCGCATCCGCGCGGTTCGATACTCCGAAAGGAACGACCATGAAACGCTTTCTTCGCGCGCTTTTTCACGCGCAGGGACATTCCCATGCACTACACGCCGCCGCCTCCCGAAGCGCTGGAGGCCCTAAAGATCGAACTCAGAAAGAGCAGCGGCGAGATGGCCGAACTGTTCGGGCTTGCGGGCGCCCGGCAATGGCGGCGGTACACGTCGCAAGCCAACGACCCGCAGAATCGGCGGGATATGGGCGCACACATGCTGTTTTTCGCGATGGCGCGCCTCGAGCTGGATGCGGCCACGGTCGAGCGCGTGCTCGCGCGGATGCGCAAGGTCGGCGCGCAGATCGACCTGGATGCCGATGGAGAGTCGCAGCCGTAGCGATGACGCTCGGCTGCGCCGCAGCAACACAGGCGCGCGCCGAATCGTTCTTTCAGATCGAAGCCGGCGTTGGCATCACGTCAGCCACGAAGCTTGGCGACGGCATGTACTACTCTCGCGGCTTCTCCCACAGCACGCCGAACGGCAGTTACGGCGGTCGCGTCGGGATCGTGCTGAACGCGATCGACGCGCATCCGCGGTCGTTTGTGCCGGGTCTGCGCCTTCACCTGGATTACTACAACTTCGGCAAGGTACGCTGGTCGTCCGTCAATCCGCAGGATGCGGCCGACTTCGACGGGACCGGCACGACCGGCGGCTACAACATCAAGACGCAGACCTGCAACGACGGAAACTGCGGCACGTTTCGCCGCTTCGACTCGACGGGCGGCATTCAGGCGATCGCGCTGACGATCGAGCCGTACTGGGATCTCGGGGCCGGCTGGCAGTTCGGTATTGAAGCCGGCCCGGCGCTCTATCGCTCGACGTGGACCGCCGTTGCGACCGCACTATCGGATGGCCGTTTCGGGGCCGCAGGAACGCAGGAAACGCTCTCGCGTTCGCCCGCCATCCAACTGGGCGCACTCGCTGGCGTATCCGTCGCGCGCGGGCCGTTCTCGGTGCGTGCGAACTATCTCTATGCGCCAGCCGGCCGGCTCACCAACGGCAACATTCCAGCGGGCGTCAAGGGCGAGTGGATGTTGAGCTTGAACTATACGTTCTGGTGATCATCGGGGTTCTATATATAATGCCCTGCGCGCCGCACATCCTTGCGATAGCGATATGAAAATCACATAACTACCACCGATAGACCAATGAGACTACAGACGCGGAAAATTCGCATTGCTGATGCGCTCCACGATATCACCGGCGACGTGGGGTACCTGAGCAGCATGGGGGACACCTTTGAGCCGATGACACTCGAAATCCTGTCGTCGATAGTAGCTCCCGACTCGCATGTTATCGACGTAGGGGCAAATATTGGCTTCACTGCCATCGGTCTCTCACAGTTCTGTCCCGCAGGACGAATTGCGGCGATTGAGCCGGTCCCTCGTACATATGCATTACTGCAGCGGAACGTTCGTGCGCCAAATGTCAGTTTGCACAATTTTGCGCTTGGCGCGGAGAGTGGCGAACTGGAGATGCAGGGGAATCCCGATTTCCTGGCCGGTTCCTTTATTGCGGACAAGTTCTCCATCAAGGGCAGCAACCACTTCGTAGAGCGGGTTCCAGTCCATCGTCTGGACGATGTTCTCGACCAGACCGGGCTCGCGCGACTGGACGCCATGAAAATCGACGTTGAAGGCTTTGAGCTGGATGTATTCGAGGGCTCAAAAAAGACATTCGACGCTTACGGCCCGCTCGTTTTCATGGAGATGAATCATTGGTGTCTCTCCATGTTCCGTCGAATGACAATTCCGGAATTTCGTGAGCGTCTGTTGAAGGTGTTCCCATGTGCGTTCGCCGTGCATGGCACCGAAATCCACGATCTGACCGAAGACAATGCCGCTTATCATGTCGCCCACGAACATCTGAACCACAACAAGTTCTCCAATCTGCTCGCTGGGTTCAATCGCTCCGATGTCGAAGCAGCGCTGAATAAGTATCTCGCGAAACGAACGGCATTTATGCCACCAGAATCACACCTTCGTCCCCACGACATTGAAGCGTTGATAGCCAGGGCTGAATCAGCGGAGCAACAAGTTCGCGTTTTCGAATATCGCGCCTCAGAACTAGAAAAGGTCGTTATCGACAAGGAACGATTGATATGGCATCTGGAGGAAAAACTATGCCAGATCGAACGTAAATTGACGGATCAGGAGCCCGGAGCCGGAAGTCCCGCCTGAATCATTGGCCACTGTGCGTTGTAGTAGGTTTCATACCTTGCATCATCAGTCGTGATGATCGTGCTGTTGGGCCATTCGTTCTTGTCTGGCTCGTGGGTAGTGATGCCGAGAAACGTAATGATTGTTTGCTCGGCATCCTCCGAAAATTGCACCGCAATTGAATCCGCCATTGTGAATCCTTAGATAGTGTATCCGCTATTAAATAGCGACAATGTAGGAGTCGATCCAGACCCGCCCGAGAATGCATACGCCATGGTCTGAGGAGTGACAAGGGCGACATCCTCGAACTGAACGCCAAATCCTTGGCCGTTCGACCAGGTCTGGCTAATAAGCCAGGTCTTTGTTCCCCGACCAACCACCGATCCCGCAACGGAAAAAGATAGGTTATACGATCCGCTATTCGTAGCAATGTTTCCTGTGCCGCTGATCGTCTTGGCATTAGCGGGAACAAAGGACGAAATGTCAAGTGATACCAGTGAAGGTTGCGGGGTCGAAGTAGAAAGAATCGTGATCCCAGTACGCAAAAAAAATCTATCATTCTGCTGGCCGATCTGAAAATTCCCCGCATTATTTGTCGGCCACACGCTCACCAGCGCGCTCGCCGTATAGCCGGCCGGCATGTTCGCACCGCCATACACTTCCGGCGCTTTCACGGCAGTCGCATTCGTCGCCAATAGTGCGCTCGCGCCAGTGGTCGGATTGTAGATCGCATACACTGCGACAAAACCTGACGCAGGCGCCGTCCCGGCATCCATCCCGCCCGCGCCGGTCGTTGCGAGATTGATCGTCTTGTTGAACGACGGCAGGCAGTACCGCAGACCGCCCAGCGCCGACTCTACGATGATTTCGTCTGCGGTCATCGTTGCCGTTGCGCTGACTGCGGTGACGGACATCGAGAGGTTGCGGGCCTGGCCGACGACGCCGGAGACGAGCGGCGCCCATCCCGCGCCGCCCACGTCCGGGTTTGTCGTGTTGTTGTCAGCACTGTTGAGCCACAAACCACTCTGATTGGCGGCCATCAAGACAGCCCCACGCGGGTAGCCGCCGACATTTGCATCGTTGGCAAAGGTGGAGTTGTAACTGTAAAGTCCGCCCGCGTGTTGCCAGCGGATGGATTGCGTCGCGAGATTCAGAATGCCATTCAAGTCCGGCCCTGACATAGGAATGCCGCCCGCTGCGATCGGCGTCATCGTCAGCGGAGGAAATCCGTCCTGCAGTGATGCTGCGCCAGGAGTTACCCCAATCTGGGAATCTTCCGGGATCGTATTCTTGTTGCCGTTTGCCGCGAATGCGAGAGGGACAAGAGTAGGAGTCTGGCTTGCCTGCATATGAAACCCAAAAGGAAAAGGCCCACGATTGCGGGCCTTGAGAGAAGATAAAAGATCAGGAGGTGTAGACGGTTCCGCTGCTGTACAGCGTCCCCTGGCTCAGCGGCGCGACACCAGCACCCTGTTCACGGAAGCCGATGATGTTCGGCACGGGAACCTGAATGGATGAAGCCAGGACGCCGGTTGGGCGAGGCAGGATCCCCGACGATGTGATGATCGCCAGTTCAAATGGTTCGAGATAAAACTCGAATGTGTACCGCATCTGCATGTTGCCGACATCGTTTATGTAGCAACGTCCACGACCGGCAAACAGCAATTGCAGCAATTTGTTGTACGACGGGATCGAGCCATCCAGAATATTTGCCATCGCTTTCACGAGGATGAGTGTGCGAAATGCATCATCGGACAGCGAAAAGTTCTGGGTCGATCTATAGCCGGGGTAGATAGGAGCCTGGCTAAGAGGGGCGGCGCTCTCCGTGCCAGCTTCACTGAACCCGATGTAGATCTGGTCATCGGGAATCTTGAGGATCCGGCCGTTCGGAAGTCCTACGATGCGCCCCCAGCAATCGAGGCCATAGCCGACGGCGGTATCAATATTCCAGACATTTTGGAAAAATGCATCAATATCGGCGGCAGGATCTACGCAATCGTTGAGATTCCCGATAAGGGCGATGAGCCGAGCGCTATTCGCATACTGGCTAAGAAATGTCGCTTCGACGTTCTGCATCGTTACACCGTCGTCACCGAAATATTCGCCGCCGTGATTGTCGGCGTCTGGTCGATTCCCATAACGACGCTGTTCGCATTCGCAGTCGTCGTGCCCAACTGGATCGACAGCACTTCAACGGAAGGATCTACTGCCTGTGCGCCCTGGTAGTACCGGCCGGCGTAGAGCGTCGTGCCGCTGCGCGCTCGGGATCCACCGTCAGCGCCAGTGAATGCGGCGATGATGGCGCTCTGGATCAATTGGACGTAGTTCGATGGCAGGTTCGGGTTGTTGACGATCTGCACGGCGAACAGGATCGGAACGGCAGTCAGTGTCTGATACGTTACCTGATACGAAGGGTAGGGCTGCGACCCAACTGACGTGTCGTAGACGGTTACCGTCGTGTCGCCGTTGTAGTTGCAGCCCGGCGATTTGCGTGTCCAGATCGCGTTGGCGATGTCCTGCGCGGCCCCGCCGAAGACACCGACATATAGCGAGTTCGGCTTGAGCGTGTAGTCGCCGATCGTAACTGACGTGCCGAGCGGGTTGTCCGTCACGTAGGCGTCGAGCACGCCCGACACGGCTAGCACATTCGCGCGGACGGATGGGACCGACCCGGCCGAGTTGATCGCCACGGACTGCTGACGCCGGTATTCGAAGTCCGCGCGGGATTCGACGTTCTGCCCGATGACGCCCGATATCAGCGTAACGCTGTCCCATCCAGGAATCGCCTGATAGATCGAGACGGAAGCAGGTACTGGTGTCGGGCCAGTGACCTGATTCGCGAATGACAGCGTGATCGTGCCGGACGACGGGATGATGCCGGCCTGTGTGCAGACGTAGATGTTGCCGTCTGGGTCGCTGATCAGCGCACCGAGCGGAATCGACAGGCCGACTGCGCCCATGCAGGACACTTCGAGAGCAGTCGGTTCTGCGGGGTTGCGCTCGATGAAGTAGATGCGGCCGATGCCATCCTGCATGCGGCCCGATGCATATGCGGGATCGACACCATTCGCGAGCGCAAGAAATTGATCGTTCTTATCGCCGATAATCGCGGTCGTACTTTGCGCGAGTTGACCCTGTGGCGTCGTCAGGCCCGGATTAACGTTACCGCCAAAAGCCTGATTGATGTCGGCCTGAACACCATCGAGAATCGCAGACTCGGCGGGCGCGACGAAGCCGGCCACCCCGAAAGTGGGTTGCGGTACTTGAGTCGTCATGGGCAATAAAAAAGCCGCCCGGAGGCGGCTTTATCGAGAGGAGTTGCAAGGCCTAGAAGGCTGCGGCAGAAGTGTTTCCAGCGGAATCAGTCACCTGAATCTGCCCAGTCAGTTTTCGGTCGATGACGCCCGTAATGAATGCCTGAGCGCTTACAACTCCCGGGACCGTCATTGCTGCGGAGACGAGTTGCGATTTGACGATCATCAGTGACGGCCAGTGCCCGAGGATCTGCTCCCAATACGGTATGCCGATGGTCTGGTCGTACCAGCACTCCGCGAGGAACGTCCGGCAGGCAGATGCGGCATCCTGCGCCAGTGCATAGGGAGCGCTGGCAAGCGCGATATTGCCGCTGATGTCTAGTTCCAGATCCCAGTTCTCATTGAGGTAAAGGGTGTCCATCAAGTTCCCGACTGAGGTTTGCCAGATATTCCGCTGCCGGGTTGAACGCCAGTTGTGAGATGGTTGACGAGGCTAACTCCATCTGCCACGACGTCCGTACCTGCAGTAAGCGTCCCTTGAATGCTCGCGTTGCCCTCATTGGGGCCGTTGCCTTGGTCGATCTGGCCGTCGAGTTCGATCGTCGGAGCCGAATTCGTGATTTGCGTACCAGCGGTTAGCCCGATAGTTTGCGTCGCTTGCATCACGATGGTTGGGGCAGCCAACCGGATCTGCGTCGGCGAGACGATGTCGACTCCAGAAGCCGAGAACTGTATGTACTGCACCGGAGTGCCGTTTAAAAAACCGCCGATATACAGCCCATCGGCCATGTCGAAGATTCGCTTCGACCCGGGATTGGCCTGTCCTTTGGTTGCCTTCACCGACGATATGTCGCGATCCTCAATGACGGCTACGCCGATGTCGTTGATCTTCGGGTCGATGATCACGGCGTCGGTGCCGCCCTGCAGTCGGAAATACGGAAGATGGTAGATCGTGCCGTGCGGCACCGCGTTGTTCCAGCCGTCGAGCTGGTTCACGAGCGGCTGCACATCGACAAAGCCGACAGGCGAGACACTCCCTGCGTTCGTTACACCTATTACCCTGACGAGCCGCGCGCCACTGATCGACTGCAGGATCTGCCAGACGAGGAAGGCATGCGCATTGTAGTCGCCATCAGCCGAAGTGGGGTCGGCTAACCCGAGATAGCTGTCTTGATTCATGATCCCGCCGGGATGGCAAGGAATGAGGAAAACCAGTGGCCGTTCGGCGTTTCGCTATCGAGCGAATGGGCAAGCCCAAAAACTTCCCATGTTCCGCAGGCGGGCGTAAGGGAGCTTTGCAACTGAATCCTTTGGCCAATCCGAAGCGACGGATTGAACAGCGTCGCCACCTGTATTCCGTTGCTGGAGAACTTGGGGAAGCCGATCATGCCGGTCGCAGCCGAGATGACGGGGACTTCGCCGCCGCGGCTGCCGTTCTTTGGCCAGATAGCCAGAACATCACGATCAATCTGCGCGTAGATGTTCGCTGCTCGCGCGCAGGCTCGCATCTGGGCCAGCGCGGTGCCGGCGAAGTAGGGATTTTGCAGCTTGACATTGACGCCATTGTTCTCAAAGCCGAATCCCATCGTTTGCGCCAGGCCTTGCATGATGCTCGCGACATCCGCAGTTCCCTGAAAGCTCAGTGCATTGACGGGCTTCAAGCTCGCCAATCCGCCGCCATTCGCCGTAACGTTGAGGCACACCTCCGGCATCTGGTCATAGTCTGCCCATGCCTGCCAGATGGTCCCGGAAAAAACCGTCGTCAGCGCTGACCCATCATCCCCTGCGGCCACGATAACTGAATTGTTTCGCATCCCGGAGTTGACAAAGCCAATGCTGGTCAACTGGTTCATCATTCCAGGCGGCAAACCGAAAATCTTCAACGCCAGATTAGGCATTGCATCGCCGCCAGTCGCCTTCGCATCTACATGGGTACGAAGTCCGGTGACCGTAATCGTATTGGCGCCAGAGTTGCCGAAGGTCCCTGTTCCGAGCCTGAACGTGATATCAATCCGTTTGCGCGCGAACGACATCATGAGGCTCCGTCCAGATCGGTGGCTTCGAGATATCGGAACAGAAATCGCGTGCCGAGTCCTGGGCTAGTCGGGTCTTGCCCATTGCTCGGAATGGTCGCCGAGCCTTGCGTATCGAAGAAGTTAAGATCGCCAATGAACCCGAGATAGGCGCTGCGCACAATCCGGTTCAGGTTCTGGCAGATGACACCGACAACGATCGGCTCATCGTTCACGTATAGATCGCAGTAAAAGCCCGTCGATTTCTGATACAGATTGATCTTGCAGTTCTGACCAGCAAGCTGAATGGTCAGCGTCTGGCTGTAAGTGTCGTTGATGGGGATTATCAGCATTACTTTCTAACCACCCAGGGAGTAGACCATGAGGTGCTTTATCGTTGCTGCAGCCTTATTCATGCCGTTCGCCGCATCTGCCACGACACCGGGCGAACAGAAGACCCATGACTGCATGTTCAGATCGCTTGTCATCAACAACGCGCTTCAATGGCGTGATAACGGACTAACCCCGCAGGACACCTTCGCGAGGACGAAAAACGCGTTCGGTGCTGACGTTGACGAAGCATTCATGAAAAAGGCCATCAATCTGGTTTACTTCGATCAGCGCTTCGCCATTCCGGCCAGCGATGAACTTCAGTCACAGCTATTCATGGAGTGCCTGCATCCGACCCCCGCATTTCAGCCACTCAAGTAGCCAGACTTGCTGCGGCCGACTGGCTCGTAGTCGGCGTCTGCGGTTGTACCGTTCCGGTGTTGACCGGATCAGCGCCGCTCGGTTGTGCCGTATTGGCGAACGACGGCGCAGCGGCGATCCGTATTTCGAGTAGCCACAGATCGACCGTCAGCAGACCCGCGCCGGCCGTGGATGTGCGCCGGTAGTCAAAGTGAGTCACATTGACATTCGACAGCACGCGCTCTGGCATCACCACATCGTAGAGGTCAGTCGATTGCGCTATGGCTTCGACGGCATCGAGGAAGGCAGATCGCTCGGCAACGGTGCCACCCTTCGTCATCTGCACACGGACGTCGAAGGGAGTGTTGACCTTGTTGTAGTTGCCAAAGGCGTTCGGCTCCATCGGGTAGTCGGGCAGATTCCAGTCGTTCTTGTAGTCGATCGAGATGATCGAATCCGGAACGAGCACGAAAAAGCCGTTCTGCCCGATGCCCCATTGCGGGCCAGCGAACACGTTCAGGATGTTCGGGGCGTCGGCAACGACCAATGCAACATCGTTCGTTACCTGCGCCACCTGGTTGAGTAGCGAGGGAATGCCGGACGCCATCAGCTAAGTCCTGTATTGGCCTGCGAGATCAGGAGATTGTTTTGCATGGCGCCACCGATATCCCGGGCGATGCCGCGCGCATCCGTCGCCGCAGTCTGTACGGTGATCTGGTTGACATTCACATCGGTCTTGCTGCTGGGTGCTGCGCCTGCGGAGTTTCGCGCCATAATCGCGTTTAGCTTGGCGCCATACATCGGGTCGGTCGCATATGTGCCAGTCAGCGCATTGGCGAATGCCTTCGGGTCGTCTGCGTGCGCACGCGCTGCGGCGTAAGGAGCCGCCGTAGCAAGTAGCTTCGCATGAGCATCGAATGCATCGGCCAGCGAGTCAAATTTCGCAAAACGCTGCGTGACCCGCTGCATCCGACCGTTGATGAACTCGTTGGTCTGAGCCTCGACATAGGCTTGCCCAGGCTTCGCCTTGATGCCGAAGGGATTGTTGCTCCCTGCCGGCATATGCGCCCCGTTACCGCTTTCGAGCGCGAACTGGGCGAGCGTTACCGATGCCGGGATGCCGTACTTTTCTTCCGATGCCTTCGCCGCAGCCATTGCCTCAGCGAGTACAGATGTCCCCTTGACTAGAGCGGACGGTGCCGACGGAGAGTTGGCGGGTGCGGTAGAAGTACCTACGGGTGCCGCATCGGGATTATCGTGCTTCTTGCCTGTAATCAGATCCCATACAACTTTCGCACGATCTTCGATATAGTTGAAAGCACCCTTAAAGGCCGCGACGATCGCTTTGGCGAGCATATCGTTCAGGCCGAGTATCGCTTTGACCGCGCTATCGAAGAATTTAACCCAATCTTGTGTCTGTTTCTGAATGTCCGCGCCGAGCGATGCCCATGCTTTGCGGACATCATCTGCACTTCCGAAGAACAACCCAACGACCAGCTTAAGGACGTCTCGCGCATCGGCGAAATAGTCGTCGAACAGCCTTGCAAGATATGCGAAGGCCGGCCCGACGATCGATGCAACCGAATTCCACGCATCAGCGAAAAATTGCCAAAAGCCGCCGAAGGCAGACTGACCGCCGTCGATCCACGTTTTCCAGTCGTCGTACAGCACCGCAATGGCAGCGACTGCTACGCCGATCCCAGCCGCAAGCGCAGCGACACCGGCAACAGGCGCCGCGATGATGACAGCGAAAGCCGTAGCAGCCGCAGCGAGGCCATAGAACATCGCCTCGACCATCGGGCGGTGCGTTGCAGCCCATTCGGACAGGCGCAGCAGGGCGGCGGCGAGTTGCTGAAGGTACGGCGATAGACCCGTTAGGATCTTTCGACCAAGGTCGGTTGACGACTGGGTGAGTGCCCGCCATGCGGTCTGTAACTGCTGAGCCGATTGAGCATCTGCCTCGTTGGTCGCGCCGATCTTCGCCTGCTCGGCCAGCAGCGCCTGAACCGCCTGCCGACCCCGCATCAGGACATTGATCGTGCCTTCGTCCAATCCGAGTTGCTTGCCCCACATCTGTGCGGCCGGCGCGCTCAGATGGCTGAACGCTTCGGCCAGTTCCAGCATCCGGTCGGTCTGGCTCGTGCTCGCGCCGAGGAACTTGCCCGGATCAATATGCATCCGCGCGAGCGCTTCGATGGTCGATTGAGAGGCCTCGCCGCGGAGCTGGAAGTTCTGCGCCTGCTGCGCCATGTTCTGCAGCGACGCGGCAATTCCTTGTGCGGAACCGCCAGCACGGTCGGCCACGCCTTCCCACTCGGAAAGGCTTTCTGTCGTCATGCCGACATTTTTCGCAAGGCGCCCAACCGCGGCGTCACCGGAGACTACGTCGGAGACGAACGCCTCCATGCCTTTGCCGGCCGTGAAGACCGCGAAGAGCCCGAGCACTTCCTTCTTGATCTGAGCGAAGAACTGGGCGGCCTGCTTGCCCTTGGCCTCCATGTCCTTCGCGGCGCGGTCGGCTTCGTCGCCAGTTTTCTTCAACGACTCGGTCGCCTGCTTTTGACCCTTGATGAAGTCGCTCGGGTCGAGACCGAGTGTCACCAGCAAAGCATCAACGATTTGAGCCATGATTAATCGGGTTTGGAGGCTAGCTGCTTGTTGTATGCATCGACCGCCGCTATCTCTAACAGATCGTGAAGGTCTTCGGTGCCGAGTACCGAATCAAGCTCGGCCATCGTCGCGAGTCTGGCGGATATCACCGTCCCGATATTGCGAGGGACGTTCAGGTAGTCGGCGTATTCGCGCCCGTCGCCGTCGAAGAAGAGGTCAAGCCGGCGGCGGGCATAGAAAAATTGACGTGAAGACCGAACACTTCCTTGCGCAGCTTCACGCGCGTCGAGACTTCCTCGATGTCGTCCTCAATCAAGCCACGGACGACCATCGGGCGCGACAGATCGGGTATGCAGGAAATGCATTGGAACATCTCGTCCATCAGCGATTCGGCGTCAGCAAAGTCCATGCTGCCGAGCGCCTTCAACCCGAACGCGGCAATGCCAGCGAGGCCGGCCTTCGCGATGTTGTCTGGGATCTCGACGCCGGATTTTGCGAGTGCAAGAAAGGCGCGCGCAGCCCACTTCTCGGCCTGTGACGCCGGCATTTCCGTGAGCCGGTATGACTTACCGAAGTCGCGTCCTGGCGTATCGATCGTGATCGTGATCTGTTTGCGGGCCATTACGTCGGCACTCCGATAACGACTTGCCACTTGATCTGAAACTTGCGCTGCTGGAGCACTTTCTTGGCTTCCGCGAGCGGCGTGTAGTTCGACAGCACGCCGTTCGTCAGCGTGTACATCTTGTTGATCGCCGGCTGGACGATGGTGCCGAACGCGAAGTACGCGCTTTTAGCCGCTTCTTCTGCGGCATACCACGCCTCGAAGAAATCGTTCGATGCGCTGTCGGCCTGCAGCGTCACGGTCATCGTCTTGATCTGCGGGATCCAGCCCGCCGACAGATTGCCGTCGACACCGATCTGGACTTCCTTGTTATCGACAGCTTCCATCGCATAGGCGTCGTCCTGACCAAAACCCTGAAGTTGCTGAGGCACGGTGTAAAGACTATTCACGCCGAGCAGTAGAACACTGTTCGCCGAAGTGATATCCGACATGTAAGGCCCCAAAAGAAAAAGCCACCTCGGAGGGTGGCTTTGATTGAATCAGATGTGATTGCTTAGGGCATATCCGGCCAGTGCCGGTTGCCTTTGCTTTGGTTCTCGGCGGACGGCAACACTCGGAGGTTGCCTTCCCAATGCAGTCCACAAACAACGTCAGACCGTATAGGCACGATATGGTCAACGTGATACCACTCGCCTGTCACCATGCTCAAAAAGTTTGCGGCAAAGTAGACTGCCGAAATCTTCTCTAAATCTGCCCAACCCGGCGTGGCCCGAACTTGAGAGGCGATACGTCGCGATTTTTTTGCATTGACCTTGTGGCGATTTCGCTTTCGCCATTCCGCGCCAGCCAACAGGAATTGTTCCCGATTGGTATCCCGATATTTCTTGGCATAGCCGAGCTTCTTGTCTCGGTTATTTGCGCTCCAGATTTTTGCCGCCGCTTTGAGCCGTTCAGCATTCGCCTTTTGATAGGCCGCTACATCTGCCCGGTCTTTTTCTGCATTGCGTTCCCGCCATGCCCTGCGCGTTTGCTTGGCCTTATCTTTGTTGGCGGCATACCAAGCGCGAGAACGAGCGTTATTTACGCCCCCGTCAAGAGCCCTTCTCTCTCTGTCCTTGGCTCGGCACGCGTCTAGATTGGCCGCGCGATATGCGCGCTTGTCCTCAGATATGCACGATTTACAGCGCGATTTGCGCCCGAATTTCCCGCTCGATGACTTGCTAAATTGATCCAACGGCTTCACAAGGCCGCATTTGTTGCAGCTTTTCGATTCCATGTTTGTCCCTAAACAAACCCCTAGTAATGGGTGCGGGAAACCAGCTAGGGAACTGGCTTGTCGGATGCCTCCTATCCCGCACGATTGCTACTGTAGCACGACTATTGGACCTCAACGCTCGCGACGTTGATCTTCTGGATAGAGCCCCCTTGACAATACCAGAAATTTACCGGCGGACTAGTGCGATTCCCGCGGGTCTGCGCAGTAGGTGCCTGGATCTGCAAATACCAACCCTGGCTTTGCAACGTGTTCGCGATGTTCGTGCCCGCGGCGTTGTTCACTTCGGCGATCTGTGCCGACGAGAGGGTGACGTTGGGCGTGATCAGACCGAAGGTGACAGCCGCGTTGATCGGGTCCTGCATCGCGGCGGAAATGAGTCCGTATCCAGCCGGCGAGTAGGGAATCGACTTGACGTTCGTGAGCAGTTCCATGAGCGCCAGTTGTAGCGCATTGTTCAGCCAGATTTGCCCGACGTAAGCATCGAGCCACTCGAACGAGCCAGAGACGGAGCCCGGATATGAGAAGATGAAACTCTCATTCGCCGTCGCGTAAGCGCCGTAGAAGTTGTACCCGTTGGCGATCAGGTTCGCCGCCGAGGTCTGGTCCGTTACCGTTGCAGCAAGACCCGACTGCGACTTGAACGCGAGCGTTGCTTCGCCGTTGGTTTGCGTGAAGTCGATCGACGCGATGGCGCCAGACACAAAAGCGGCGAGGCCGTACGGGGTCGTCGGCGCGTACCACAACGAGACGCCCGAAATACCGGCAGCCTTGACCTTCTGGCCGAGCGACGTCGTTGCGTTGGTCGATTCGGTCGCCGTGATGTCGGTGTCTTCGGCGATATAGGCGAAGCGGTTGGTCGTCGTGCCGACCCACTGGGCGAACTCGTACTTGACGGCATTGCCCGTGCCAGCATCCGGGTCGAAGTCAGTCCAGAAGGTCGCCCAGTTCGTCGTCTGATTGACGATCCCCGCCATGAAAGCGGATGGTGACGTTTGCGCTGCCGCACCCTGCGAAAGAATGGCGCCGGTCGCTTGCGTCAGCGCCAGACCCGCAGCCAGCGTTCCCGTCGCATACGTGATCGTTTCCGTCGCTCCGGTCGTCGTGGTCGTGAACACGAAGGCGCCGGAGACGCTGTCGTACGTGATGGCGAAGGTTGGCGACGTGAATGCGGCTTCGATGATGGATGCCGCATCGGAAAAGCTGGTAGCAGCCGACAGGCTGATCGACGATGAGGTTTCGGCAACGCCTGCGACCGTAATGGTCAGAGTGCCAGACAGTGCCTGCAATTCTGCAAGCGTTAGGGACGCTACACTGCCGCCGCGCAGATAGCCCGGAACATCCGCCGTGTTGTACTGCGCGAACAGCATTGCGGCGGGAAGCACGTTAGATCCCTCGAACCCCGCGAAGTAGATTGCGGCCTGCGCAGCCTCTACCGACGTTGCGCCGAAGTAGCTCGACACCGAGGCCGAGGAGGGAAACGAAAGTACTTCACCGGTCGGAACACGAGTGTTTTGCGTCAGGCACAGGCCGATGAGATCAAGAGCGCTCCCGCCGGCCGAGATGACACTCGGAATAACCGAGACGATTGCGCTTGCGGGAATGCTCGCCATTTGGGCTCCACAAAAAGAAAAAGCCCGCTCAATGGCGGGCTCGAATGAAACGGGGATGCGGGGATATCAGGCGCTTGCCTGAACTTCTGTGACGGTCGTTTCCAGTTCGTCGGCGAACTGCTGCGGCAGCGTAATCGTCGGATTGGCCTGCATGTAGGCCGTGACTACCCAGCGATCCTCATACTGGTTTTCAGCGTTGATGAACGGGATCTGTTTCGGGTCATCGGCGTACAGCGGAGCCACGTCATATCCGGACAACTGAAAAGCGTCCGTCGCATACGGGTCGAAAAAGAGGCTCGTGATGATCTGCGCGTTGTCGCCCGAGTTCGGGCCATGCACGTCCAGTTGCACGCTGACCTGCGTCGGCTGAAGGACGGTTTTGGTGCCCGCCGCCATTTTCTGGCTCGCGACGGTTTGCGACTGGCTGACTGTGTAAGTGCCAGTGCCGTCCGGGTTGACTGCGTCGGCCGCAGTGATGATCGTGTTTGCTGCGACGCCATTACTGACGATCGCTGTGCCGATCTCAATCGTGCCGATCAATATTTCGGTCACGGTGAGTGTATCGCCACTGATCGATCCAGTGAAAGATGTGTCTGAATAATCAGCGATGTTCCATTCCAGTCGCTGCCGCAGAAGCGGCGTCATGGTGACGTAATCCGTGCCAGCCGGCGGCGGCACGAGATTCGCCTGGGCCTTCACGACCTCGACGCCAGCCGGCAGGATTGCCAACAGGAATGCGCGCAATGCCGCAAAGACATTGGATTCGGTGACGGATAAGCTCATGGATTTTGCAGCGTGACGATTACGCGGCACCAGGTGGGCCAAACTTCCATGACCTGGTTCACAAGCCAGTTGCGCGTCGTACCACCAGGCACTTCCGGGAACTGCAGCATGTCGCCGCCTTTCCCGTCCGCACGAACGATCCCCTCTACGTCTCCGTAGAGGTAGACGGAACGCATGACGCCCTGCAGGTTCAGCCCGTCGACATGCCGAAGATCGGTGCCACTCAACGCCTGCACATTGGCCTGTACGGTCTGCGAGGTCCGATTCGGTGTGCGCGTGCCGTCCGGTGCCGTCGTGTAGCCTTGGTTCGACACCCAGGTCACGGTCTGATCGCGATTGATGCCCTGGATCGCACCGTTGACGATCGACCGGAGCTTCATTCGCCTACCTTCCAGGAGATTGATTTGAGCAGCAGACCTGTGCCGCCTTCGGAATCCGGCGGTGTCAGCGGCTTGTCGGAGGCGCCGTAATTGGTAGCACCATCAGCTACACGCTGTGCGGCTTCCCCGACCGTCTTGCCGGTAACGACAAGGTCGCGGTCGTGGCTGCGCATCCCGCGGAGCATGACGGTGATCGGGCTCAACGGCGGCGAATCCATCTCCGCGATCGTCGTCTGAATGTCTGCCGCCATGCGCGCACCAACGGCGTTCATCAGGTCTTCGGCCGTCATTTCACCAGCAGCGACACGGGCGATATTGCTGGCAAGTGCCTTACGCCATTCGCGTTGCTCGGCTGCCACCGTGGATCGCATGAAAGGGCGCGGTGGTATGCTTGCTGCCGGTGCGCCGTACTCCTGGATCGCCCCGACATAGGCAATGTTCGTTCCGTCTTCGTACGTCCCACCCAGAATCCCGGCCTTGATCGTCTGCGTCTTGAGGGCCTCAAGCCGTCTGTTAATTTCGTCGAGCTTAAATGCCATACAGTTCACGCACGCTGGAGGAAATGCTGCCGTTCGTTTGTGAGCGGTGCGGTTTCTCGTTCTCGCGCAACCTCGATGAGTACTTCAAGCTGCGCGGCCTGAAATGCCCGCGTTGCGATTTCCGCATCGAACTGAACGACGAAGAGATTCGCGAGGTAGTCGAGATGATCGAGGCCTGCCACCAGGCAGAAGACCTGAGCCGCGAACTGGATGACGAAGAGGACGATGAGGACTAACGGAATGCCCCGTACACGCGTCGATAGGCTCGACTCTCGGGGAGGCCGCCGATATTGATGCCGCCGGCAGCGCTGATATTCAGCATCGCCCACAGCATCTGGCCGTACTGCGAACCAGACAGGTAGTATTCGAGGCCGTCCTTTACAGGAGGGGTCACGAACGAAGCCGATACGCTGCCTTCCGATGCGCTGACGACGGCACCCCCACCCTGCGAATCGTTCAGGGTGCTTGCGTTCGTCATCAGATAGCCGACGTGAGCGACGATCAATTGCTGTTGCGTCAGTGTGGTACTGGCGAACCAGTCGGCCATCGACGATTCAGCCAGGATATTGACCCACGTCTGAATGGTCGCGGTCGCCGTGTCACTGAACGCCGGGAACGCTGTCTGGAAGGCAGCGATATCAAAGGCCATCACTTCACCTTCAACTGGTCCGTGCTAACCGACAGGATTTCGGGCCGCTCGTCGTCTTTCTTCTGGTACATCTGCGGATTGATCGGCTGCGACTTGTCGCCGAGCGTCATACCGACCGCGCCCTTGTCGCCGTCCGTCGTGCCTTTCAGGATTTTGACGAAGCCCCTAGCTTGATGCTCGCGAAACTGCGGATGCTTTTCAAGCAATGCGAGCTCAGAATCAGTCACGGCGGTCACGACCGCGCCAGTCGGCGTCACGAAGTTCTGATTGGCAAGGCCGAAGCCACCTTTGATTGTGACACCTTCGGCTTCGGTCAGGATGCCGTCGCCACGCAGATAATTAGCGTACCGGTTGTCACAGGTGAGGGTGGATGCAATATGCGGCATTTAATTCTCCTACCTCCGAGAGGGTTGCCCGGTCGCGCCGCCTTAGGAGGGATGGGACGGCTTCGGCTCGCGAACCTAGACCGGGCAAGACTGGCTGTTAGAGACCGCTGTAGCGGACGACCGCCCAAGGACGCTTGACCATGACGCCGGCCGTCGCGTTGGAGAAGTCCTCGACATAGCGCTTGGCTTCCTGTTGCACACCGAGCGTCTGGAACTTCGATGGCACCGCTTGCAGGAACGTACGGCCATCGTCGGTCGAGTCCGGGTCGCTGGCGACACGATCGGCGAACAGATACATCACGTTTGCGCCACCATTCGCGCCCGCGAGTTGCGGCGCGGTGACAATGCGGCACTTCGGATAGTTGTCGCGCAGCCAGCCACTCGCCGAGAATCCTAGCGTTGTCGGCGTGCCGAGGAATGCATCGAAGCCGGTCGGGAGAACCAGCGTCGTATCGTCTACCTTCGGCTGGATGTTGCCGCCCGACTGCACTTCGAGCGTCTTGAACGCCAGCAGCAGGTCAGCGATGATGTCCAGCGTCGCTTTCGTTGCCCATGCCGGCGTGCCCGACGTGGCGCCGTTCGCGACGGTCACGTAGGCGGGCAGATACGGGTCGTTCAGAAAACCATAGGTACGGTCACTGCCCGAGTTGTATCCGTTGAAGCCAATCAGGTTGCGCTGGATGTCGAGTGCAGTCGCGGCGGCGATACGCTTTTCCGCTTGCGACGACACCCGGATCGCGCCGGCGCGCGCTTCTTCGAGTCTCCCGACGGAGAAACCCTTTTCGAAGCGTACGATGGTGCGGCGTTCGAAGTTGACGTTCCAGTTCGCCAGCGGAACGTTCGCGAGGTCGCCATACGGTACCGCGTCGCCCATCGACTCGATTGCCCCCTGCACGACTTCCTGATCGTGCCATTCGCCGACCGTCTGAATACCAACGATTTCGTCGATCACGCGGATCTGGAAAACCGCGCGCACGAGACCCGGGAGCCATGCTTGCAGGAACTGGACCGGCGTCGCAACCGAGGCGGTGAATACGCCGCCCTGCGGGTCGTCCATCGCAAAATGGGCAGCTTTGAGTGCCCACGACTCATCAATACCGAGGCCGGTATAACGAAGCTGCAGATAGTCCGCGACTTCCTTGCTGTCCATTGCGAACAGCGATTTGCCTTCGGCGCGGCGGGCAGCAGCTTGACGACCGCTCACGCTCGAATGCGTCTTCGAGATTTGAAGATTCATTGTTGATCCTGAAAATAAAAACCCCGCCGAAGCGGGGTTCTTATGAACGTGAGGGGAGGGTTAGTTGGTCAGCCGTGCGACCGTGAGACCGCCGCCGGAGGCCGTCACCGGATAGCGATATACGACAGCGTTCGGCACCTGTGCGGTGCCTGCGGTCGGCGTGCCGCCGGGTGCCATCGTGCTCAGGGCGCCCGTCGTCGTGTCATACATCACGAGATCGCCGATATCGCATGCAGTCGAAACCGAGACGACGATATCGCCCATCGTCAGGAAGTCGGCGATGGATTGATCGGGAATGGCGAGCGTCGGGTCAAGGGTACCGTTCGTATCGCCAACAAGCCGGGCGGCCTTCGGGTTGGCCATGATTCCTGCGAATACGCTCGTGCCGGCGGTGATTGCGCCGCCCATCTTCGCGATGTTGGTCGTCACCGATTTCGTAGCGGCATAGCCGTACACGTTCGGCGTGGCGCCGGCCGAGTTGATGGTCAGCGGTTCGGCGCGCAGCGGGCTGTGAAGAATCACCTCACCCGGAACGCCGAAGCCTTGCAGGACATTGACAGTCGATTGGAAAGACATGGTTTCGTTCTCCGATTAGTTCAGCGAAGCCAGTTGCTTCGTGAGCCAATTACCCGAATCCATGCCAGTCGCCTTCACGGTGACGGCCTCAGTCGGGGCCTTGTTGTTTGCGAGATAGCCAGACAGGAATGCGATTTCCTGACCCTTCGGCGCTTTCAGGCCGAGCTTCTTGCAGCCATAGGCAGCTACAGCAGCCGTGTCCATGCCGGTTGCGTTGAACGTGCCGACGTGCTTCGAAACCTTTTCAGCCAGGGCATTGCGTTCAGCAGCGCGTTGCTCGAACTTGCGGAACAGTGCGGCTTCGTCCATCGCGGCTTCCTTCTTTGCTTCCTTCTGCCCTTCGTCGACCGCAGCGTCGGGATCGTCTTCGTCAGTGCCAGCCTTTTCGTTCGCCGACGTTTCACCGAGCGCGACCTCACGCTCTTCGGCCTCGTTGTCTTCGCTGCCGTTTTCGAGCGCAGCAGCTTCCGCAGAAGCTTCCTCGCCTTCGGTTTGCTCGTGCTCGCCGAACGCGGCCTTCAGCGCTGCGACTGCCTGCAGTGCCTCGTCCATCTTGCCGACGCACTCTGCGAATTGCGCGCGCATATCCTCCAGCGACGCGCCGCCGCCGGTGCCGCCCTCGGCGGCGGTGTTGCTGGTATCAGCCATTACAGGTTCCTTTTCAGGGAGGGAATCACACGTGAATGCGGTATCAAGTACCGCGACATCCGGACCCATCCGGCCTTTCTTGACCAGTGCTAGATGGTTGCCGCGGATCTGGCGCTGTACGCAGTCGTAGGATTGGCCGTTGAATTCGCCGGGTGTCCAGTCGTACGTGCAGCGGTAACCGGCGGAGAGTTCTTTCTTGCCGGCATTGATGGAATCGGCCATAGCCGACGAGAACAACTTGAGGTTGCCGAGCAGTCCTCCATCTTCGAACGCATCTGGGTCGAAGCGGACTTCCTGCCCGATGACGCCTTGCACACCTTTTTCCTCAGGGCGCGTCAGCCCATCGTCCTCGCTGCCGAGCATCACGTGGTTATCGATCCACGGAATCAGCTTGAATGACTCGATCGTCTCAGGATCGGCCAGTTCTTCGGCAGGGCGGTAGACCCGATACATCGCGTTCGGGTCTGGCGCGCCAGGAAGTTGTGAGCCGTGGTAATCGAAGATCCCGACCTTGCTAATCGGGTTATCCTTGATTTCGGGCCAACCATTCACGTCCTCGATGCGAGCGGACTTGTCCTGCGCCCACGCGTCAGCGAACTCGATGCGCGATTTCACGGCGGCGATTTCGTCCATCGCATCGGCCGCGACTAGACTAGCTATGGCTTCGGCGACACCGGGGTGCAATGACCCGGGCAACGCTCCGACCGGTGCCCACATCACATCCGTGGACTCGCCATTAATGACTGGCGTAAAGATTTCGTCGCGCGACAGGAAGAGAGCGAATGTGCCGGTTGACATCGGCGCAAGCGACAGCGGGAAGTGCGCGACCTCTTCATAAGACTCCCGTGCTGCGGCGAGCATCGGATCTTCGCCGGGCTCAAGATGGCCGGCGGGGAATCCCCACGTTTCAGGGAAGTCCGCGGTGTCCGCACTGCGCTTGACGAGCAGGACCTTGCCAGCAGTGAGATAGAGGACGCCCGCGGCCAGAACAGGTGGCGCCCCCGTCGCTTCCCCGGCTTCGTCCCCGTTTTCAGCCGACCAACTGCGCAGAATCGTCAGGTTGAGTTCTTCGCTGGAATCGGATATATTGGTTTCGTGACCGGCATCGCTGGCCACCGAAGGCTCCACTCCCCCGGGCGAAGTCCCCCGGACCGGCTTGGAGCCTTTTGTTTTTTGCTCGTCGCCCTGGTGTTTCAGGTGGTAGACGAAGTCACCTGACTTGTCCTTGCCTACCTGTACCTGAACGTGGTGCATCGTGTCTCCAAGCTGCACGGGAGCATTGAAGTTGTGGAACCCAACCACACCATCGGAGCGCGGCTTATACAGCGGAACGAAGTCACTGCGCTGACCTTTCTGTACGATGTGGGGAATAGCCGGGATGAGCCGAGCTTTATCCAGATCCGACTTCGTGTTGGATTTGAGCTTTTCCCAGGATTTCGCCGAGACTCGGGCCTCGCCGCCACCGTTCATCGGCAGTGATTTGCCCTGCAGGTTGGCCTTGAACCAGTTGCGGGAAGCCGCGACGACATTGTCGGCTGTGATTTCCGGGTGCTCCTCGCTGTGCAGTTCGGCACCGGAGAGTTTCGCAACCGGCTCGGCAGTCGATGACTGTCCGCCACTCTGGCCAGACGACCCCGTCTCCGCAAACTTCCCGTCGTCATCCCTCAGCTGTCCTTCACCGTCCTTGCCCGCGACGCTATACGCGATCGCTGCTGCCTGATTTGGGGCTTTGCCGCTGGCGATTTCCGTCTCGATGTTCTTCTGGATATCTGCCTTGCTCGAACCCTTCACGAGTTCGTCCAGCCCCATTGCAGCCCATGCAGTCCGAAGCGCAGCGAGATTGCGCGCCTTGGCTTTCGTCACAGCGCCGCCTTCGCTTGCTCAACAAGCGCACTGATCTTTGCGCCGAGTGCGGACCCCTGATCGCGGTCAGCGTAGATTTGTGCCTTGGCGGCGAGTTCGGCGATTTCATCGAGAATCGCGAGGGTAGTAGAGTTGTCCGGCGCAGCCGCAACAGTCGTTTCAGTCGTCATCGTTTTTTCCAAAGCGAAGTACCGGAATTGCGAGGCAATTGCAGTTGATGGCTTGTCCGGGCAATACCGGACCGAACCGGTCATCGACGGGCGGCGCGTCGAAGCGGAAGATCTTTCCGCTCCACTGGATGTGCTGATGGCGTGGCTGCTTAGCGCGGCGAATATGGCGCCATTCGAATTCCTCGACTCCGGCATCCTGCATCCGCGCATTCGAGATGTTCGAGTACGCCTTGCGCGTCTGGTCGAGCGCGACGGATCGAGCCTTGCGCACGTTCTGGCCGTACTTCTCGCGCATGAATGGCATCAGCGTTTCGAGGCCAGATCCGGTCGTGATCGAGCGCATCACCTGGCCCTGTACCTGCGACAGGTACTGATCGGGGATCGTCTTGATGAGCTGGGCGGCTTCCTGAGTCGAAGCCATGACAATCTCTTTCAGTCGCCCTGAATTGAGAAAGGCAGCGTCTAACTGAAGGTCGGCCGAGATTTCCCGAAGCGACATACCAACGGTCGCCGTTGAATGCCGGATCGTCGCGCGGATCATCCGGTTCGTCGCCGTTCGGGCCAGCCGGTTGAAGTACTTCGCGTACTTGCGTTTCAGGTCATTGATGATGATCCGCGCGCGCGAGGCCGGGTTCGCCTCGGCGTCCAACGCATAGGCCGGGTCATGAAACATCGCCTTCAGTTCGCGCTCGGCTTCTTCGGCCATCTTGCGAAAGAGGGCGACGATCACCTTCTGATACTGATCGGCGATGGACGCTGACGAAACGAGCGGGGCACCTCGTTTAACCGATGCCGAGTTCATGCGCTGCCTCTACCGCCTCATCGGATAGACCCAAGTCAGCGAGCGGATCGCTTTCGTCGTCGCCAAGGCCGAAGTAGCCCGAGTCTGGGTCGGTCGCCACACGTTTTCGTTCGATTTCCGAGTCGATCGCGCCGGACTGGACGAGCGCGGCACCCGTTTGCGCCTTCGCCAGATTGGTCTGCGCGACTTCCAGTGCAGTCGGCGCATCAAGCGGACGCCAGGCAACCGTAGTCTCGATTGGCTCTTCACCCTCAGAGAGCATCGAGAGCAGATGATGACGTTCCAGAAACGCCGTCAAATCATGTTCCTGGATGCTTTCCAGCTCTTCGTGGTAGTTGGCTTCTTCGTATTCGCCAGTCGAGTTGAATCCCTTCGGTGTGGTACCGAGCAACTTCGTCGCCGGGACGTTCGCGGCAGCCGCGACCAACTGGTATTGGTTCATGATGACCGAATCCAGTTCGCCCAACGAGGTTTCGAACTGCTGGAACTCGTCTGCTTCCTTGTCGCCGATCTTGATCCCGAAGTTGTCGCGGAAAGCCACCCATTCGGCCATCTTCTGCTTCGCATCGTCGCCGGCCATCTGGAACGCAGCCATGTTCGTCAGCCATACATTCGTGCGCTTGGACGTGACGAGCAGCGGGCCTTCGTTGGCCGTGCGCTCCGCGGCGTAGACGCGCTCCATGATCCGTTGCGCGACCGGGATGCCGCCGTACATGTACATCGGCTTCAGGACGTCAGGCGGCTCGGCTGTGCGGAAAACATGCAGGTGAGAGCGGTGATACGTCACACCACCAATGGTCCAGAATGTCGGCTCGTAGAAGTGCAGATTGCCGGGATCGCTGGTTGCCGCAGCATCGAGCAGCGGCGCGCACCAGTAAGGGTCAACCTGCGAAATTCCTTTGTATGAACCGGGTTCCACGCCGTCCGGGTTGAACGGCTTCGTGTAATAGTCGGGATCGGTCGAGTTGACCTTGAAGATCGCGATGCGGATACCGAAGACGCGTCCGAAGCGGACAAGCTGTTCCGCGTTCCATTTGACGCGGTACTTCTTGTCGTATTTCTTCAGCAGCGCTTCGGTCTTTCCATCAAGCTTCGACCCATCGACCGTGACTGCATCCCATCCGTTCCGGGTCGCATCGCGCGCCGGCATCGAGCATGCCTTGTCGATCAGCCAGTGCTGGGCGAGCATCGCGCACGCGTTCCAGCCGATGAACGACTGGGACGCGTACCAATCCATCAACGCGCCGTTGATGATGGTCGGCGTAGGCTGAAGCTTCAACTCGGCATAATCAGCCGAGTCCATCGCAGCCGATGCCTTCGGAAACATTCGCTCGGCTCGCTCCATCACGGCAGCGAATCGCTGGCCGGGCTGGGGCGATGGCGGCAAATGCGTACTGAAGACGGAAACCGGCTCTTTCGCTTCCGTTTTCTGGGGAACGGGTTTCTTGAGCCAGTTGAACATGAATCAGCCGAAGTAGGACGTACGTTTCTGTATTAGCTCGGAAAATGCGCGCGAGCATGCGTCGATCTGGTCGTCAAACGTGCCGTTGGGGAACATGCGCATTTCGTCAATCAATGCGGAGTTCCATGCGCCGCGCACCATGACGACATTGCCGACATTGACCTGTGCGGCGAACGGCTCGGCGCGCGTAACCTTGTCGCCGCTTTCGGGCGTGGCGGTGACGCGGTACCCGGCAAACATCTTCGTGAGGTATGCAACCTGGGTCTTGCCTGCCTGGCCGGGGTCTTGCGGAATGCCGACCCGCGTCCCCATGCCATCCCGGCTCGCCGTCGCCAGCATCGTGGCATCACGTTGGTCAGGACCTTCGCGCACGCGCACCATATCGGCGATAACGTAGCGGCCGTCTTTGAGCTTTCCAATGCGCGCGCCGACAGTCCAGTCGCCATCAGTCGTTGAGGCAAGATCCCAGCCGCGGATGAATGTGCTCGCGTCGGCGGGCAGAGCGTCGATGACCTCGATGCGGTCCGGTTTGAACAAGCCCCCCTCAGCCGGCGCCGGCCGCTGCTGATACTGACCGGCAAACGTATAAGGCGATGCCGCCTCCATCCGCCTGAGTTCTTCGATGTTATGTTTTTCCGGCCAGAGCGCCGAGCCGTCATCCTGCAACGCAGGCAGACACACGTGCTCCCATCGCTCTCCGTTTCCACCATTCAGCAGCCAGCCAGCAAGATCGCTCTCGTGCAGGCGCTGCATGATGAGGATAATCGGGGTGTCGGGGCTGTTTTTCCGCGATTCAAACGTGTTCTGGAACCAGTCGATCACGTTCTGGCGCATCACATCGGATCGCGCCTCGTCTGCCTTGTGCGGATCGTCGATCAGCAGGGCTCCCCCAAAACCGGGGCGGTGCTTGCCTGCGCCGTAACCAGTGATCGTGCCGCCTGCACCGACCGCATACATGATGCCGCCGGCCGTCGTGCGCCATTCATCCTTCGCCTGACTGTCTTCGCGCAGACCGACAGCCGGGAAGATAGCCTTGTACTCGGCCTCCTGCACCAGTCCGCGCACGTCCCATGAGGATGCGGCAGCGAGGCGCGAGGAATACGACGTGTAGATGAATTCGCTATCAGGCGCGTGCCCCAGCGACCATCCGACGAAGTTCTTAACGATCTCTGTCTTCGAGTACCGCGGCGGAATGTTGATGATGAGGCGCTTGCACTCGCCCCTGAACACTCGCATCAAGGCATCGCAGACGGTCTGATGGTGCTGCGCCTGCTGCCACGTATAACCGCGGCGGTTGACGAACATCCAGCGCGTGAACCACAAAAGGTCGGCCATCGACAGCGAGCGATAGACGCGGCGCTCCTTGTCGGTGAATTCCATGGGCTAGACCTTCGGTGCGGCGGCGCTCTCCTTCAGAACATCGCGGATTTCATCGACCGTGGCCTGTGGGCCGCCGATCTGGCTGACAGTTATGTTGGTGACTGGCGCGACCTGAGTGTCGATTGCCCACGCCTTGCGCTCAGCCTCCTGCCGGATCTTCAATGTTTCGGCCGTGATCTTGGCAAGCTTGGCGGTTTCGAAGTCCTTCGTTCCGATTGCCGAATCGACAATCCACTTGTGCTCCTCCCATTCGTCGCGGTGACGTTGCACCACGTCTGCACGGCGAGAGGCTTCCGCGTCGATCGCCTCCGCCTTTTTTTTCGGGTCGCAGGCTGCTACTACCCCTGCTACTTTCTCTGCCACCTTGCGCTGAATGGCTGGCTCGAGATCCTGTGTCCAGCCTTCTGCGGCTATGTGCTTCTGAATAGCACCCCTGCTGACGCCGTGCTTCTTGGCGAGCGACGCCTGACTGGCACCCGCCTCGTATTCGGCGCGGATAGTGTCCCAATCAATGTCGCGTGCCATGCTGCTGCTATATAGAAAGCGCCCCTACGGGCGAAAGCCGAGTTGGCTAGGCTGGAGGAGAAATGGTGGAGGCGGTGGACTCGAACCACCAAGGCCATGGCACTTGATTTACAGTCACGCCCCGCTTCGTTACGGGACTACCCATCCGCTTGCCCGAACATCTCCGGCGTCACCGTATTCCGGGCGACCTGCCCATATTCGTTATGGTAAGTAATGGCCGTCGCCGATCGCTCCGCGAACCAGCCGCCGCGGGCCGCGTATGCATCCCGAGCCGCAAGCGTTGGGTGCTGAACCACGGTCATGCCGCTGTGCTCTTTCTCTTCGACGTGGTGCCTGTGACCGACATGGCACACGCGCTTCGTCGTCTCGCCCCAGACCTTCGGGAACTGCGCGGCGAACAGGAGCGGCAGGTCGTCGTTCTTCCGTAGATGCCCGTGATGGAAAGCCAGCATCGTCTTGCCGTGCTGGTAGACGTAGTAGGGCAACTCCGACTGGATCACCGTCACGCGCGGCTCGTTTTCGTAGAGCGCGCTGAACATGGCGCGAAGCCAGATGCTCGACGACATATCGTGATTCCCTTCGGCCAGTAGCACGACGACTTGCTCGTGCTTCTCCAGCGCGAAATCAACGATGCGCCGCAGCACCCGGATCGCGGTCGCTACAACCTTCGCGAATCGCGCGTCCTGGTCGAGGATGTGGCCGTGCATCGGCGTCACCGGCATCAGGCCGTTCGACCCGTCTGAATGCAGAAAGTCCCCGAGCTGATTAATGAAACCAACTTTGGCCGATGGCGCCGCCTGCACCATATGTGCAAACGCGGCTACCAGGGTCTGTTCGGCAATCTTCAGGTCCCAATCGTGGCCCCCTTCCCGGTGCCATGCGAGGGCGCCAACGTGGCTGTCGGTGAAGGTGTACAGGTTGCACAGCGCCTCGTCTGCCTTCGTTGGCCCGGGGACAGGCCGTACACGGGGCAGCGCCTCAGCCATCGCGGCGAACGACTCGCGCAGAATCGCTTCCTGCCGATCTCGGTCAACGGCAGACTTCACCCATTGCCCGCGCGGCTTGCCCTCATCGTCATAATAAGTCGAAACTCCGCGCACCCTGAACCCGTCCGGCACGACATGAGTCATGTCGTGGGCTGGCGAATACCCCATCTTCGCTGCCTTGCGCTGCACCGCTGCCATCGTATTGCCGACAGTACCAGAGGAAAGACGTAGCGCCTTGGCCGCATTCCGCTGGCTGCCGTGCTTCTCGATCGCGTCGAGGACGTCGCGCTGTCGCTCGGTGGCGAATTCTCGCAGCTTGGGGTCGATCGCAGCCATAGGTCAGGAATTGAGCGCGGGTTGGTAGTCGCCACACCAGAACGCAGCATCGACTTCGGGTATCGCTGGCGCCGTTACGCCAGACGTGTAGTCCAGGACGAGTTTCGGCGGATAGCGCCGGCAGTACATGCCATCCCCGCGCTTGAACAGCAGAAAGCGGCACGACTTGCATGATTCGGTCGGGTCGATCGCTGCGATCTTGATCGTCTTGCGCGTCACCATTCAGCCACCCATCGCCCGCAGTTCGTCGAGTTGGACGACGAGGCTAGCCAACAGCAACGGATCCATCCCGCGGATACGCTGAATCGCGAGTTCGATCTTGTCGATCAGGGCGAGTCGGTCGTTCACTTCAGGAATCCTTGCCAGCATCGCCGGCACGGCCCGCATTGCGCGGGTTGCCCTGGTCGAATGAGTGAACACTCTCAGGGGCGAAGTTGAATAGTGCTTCCGCACGCTGGCGGGCGGCGCTCCAGCCCTGCTTGCAGCGAAGCGTTCCGTCCTTGCGCTGGCGCTCGGCCTTCCGAGCTTCGTGCGTTTGCTTTGCCGACAAAATTTCCATCGGATCGCCGTACATGCGTGATTCTTGAGGATCTGGAAATTTCACGGCGTCAAAAAGACAAAACCCGCGCTAGGCGGGTTAGGTTTGCGTCGCGCATGGGCGCAACTTGGCTTGGGTTAAAGCGTAACGGTTCCTGTACCGGTATTCAAGGAGTCCATGTAACGGTTTTCCGTTTGCTCGACCGAACGCCATGCATAGGTGGCGGGAGCGCCGTTTTTCGAGCGCTCCTTGATGACCACATGGCCGGAGTCTGCGAGCATCTGCAGCACTCGGTACACAGCCATTTGAACGCGCTTGCGTTCACGTTCGTCGGCCTTCTTTGGCGCGCAGTAGTTCACGATCTGCCGCATACGGAATTCGCGGCCTGGAAAAGGAGCGAGGAGGGCCATCACGTCCGCAGCAAACTTCACTGAAACACTCCAGCAACGCGACGTTTCACGCCTCGCAGCACCGTTTCATACGACGCCGTGCTGATATCGAGTTTCCGGGCGGCAGCAGGAATACCGCCGGTAAATCGTCCGTATTGCCACGGCGAAAGCCATTCCGACTGCATTACCTTGCGTTCAATCTGAATCGCGGAGTCGTACACCGTCTGCACCTTCTTCGCGTTTTCTTCGTGAATCGGGGGAGATAGATCATCGTTCGCACTTGCCAAGGTGTCCGGAATCAGCCAGCTTTCGAGAAAACTGCCCGGAAGGCGAGGGTGCGGGAGGGGTCCGGAGTTGGCCCATCGACTCCAGTTGCGCATCTCATGTTCGATCCAGTCTTCCATCATCGCCCTGTGCGAAAACTATATGTTGTGGAAAACGGCATTACCTATGGGCTATATTGTAGACGAATTTCGTTGTCCTATGCAAAGTTTCGTGCTATTCGCGCGAGGACAATGCGTGGTGCTCGGTAATTCCCATCTTTCTCGCCCGTACCGGCTCCCACTCGGCGTAAGCACGATCCCACAGCGCGAACTTTTCTTCGCGTGATGCCGAACCTTGATCCGTCCACTGATGACAGGCGAAACACATTGGCACCGTGAAAATGTGATCTGCCTTTCGGCCCATCGACTTGCCATGCTTCGCCTGATTGCTGTGCGCTGGGACGACGCTTTCGGTATCGCCCCAGCACACGCCAACGATTCGCGCGAAGCACGGCTCACCGCGGCACGCCGCCAGATACTTCGATCCCTCGGCGACGGCAGGCTTCGTGACGCGGCGCTTCATCTCGCTCCTCCGCATTACCGTCATTACTGATGGCGAGGATTTCCAGGAG